CAGGAGCAGCAGTGTTTATACCAACTAGTCCTCTTGCATCAACTCGCAAAACAGTAGAATATGTAGTGCCGTTAAGCATTCTAAAATCAATAGATGATCCTGAACTATTATGCTGTATTATACCGCTTTGATTTTCTACTTGTAGACTAAGTTGACCACTAGTTCCAATAGCAATGCCTTGATCGTTTTTAACACTTAATTTAAAGTCGGAACTAGTTTCTGCATCAGCACGTAAAAAATTAGCTGCTGGGATTGTTGCGCCGCCAACTACAAGTGCATTAGCTTTTTCTGCGGTACCATAATATTTTAAACTTTCTGATCCTACTAGTGGTTCTGTGCTTAAATTAATACCTGCACCGACACCTCCAGTAAATCCTGGAATTACAGTTTTTGGAATAAACGAAGAATCACTAATTATTATTGCAATTTTGTTTTTTACTTTAATTGTAAAAACGCTATATGTCACATCGTCGGTACCAACAACTGATTCAGTTTGACCTCCAGTTAACAGTCCATCACTAAAATCAGGACCTACTAAAATCCAGCCCGCTCCAGTAAATAGATATAATTGTTGAGTTTCAGTGTTTACCCAAAGATCTCCTGTAGTACTATTAGCAACCGCTGGCTGATTAGTTGCTTTTTTTACACCACTAGCTGCAATCCAAGTAGTTCCATCGTAAATTTTTAATTGGTCAACACCCTGTGTAGTATCATACCAAAGCTGGCCTTCTACAGGTCGTTCAGGTGAATTCTCGCTTGCAAAGTTTTCTAGTAAATGTAAAAAATTTTCATTTACTGCTAAACCATATCCAGTATAACTTTTTCCCGGAAACGATAATGAAGTATCTTGGTTAAGAGTATTATCTTCAACAACAATAGTACCTTTATTAACAATATCGGTAAATTTTATTTCATATGCCATTATCTACTCCTCACCCTGCCAAGCTCTGAACTCTAACAGTATAGTCGATTTGTATTAAACGATTGAGCGATTTTTGTACAGGATGGAAAATAACGTGTGTAATTAATCTACCAGAACCGTCTGCAGAGTAACTTTTTAAACCTAGTTCGTCAAATACATAGTTATTTGTCTGACTGGCAGCAGTATCAAATGCGTCCTGTCCATCAGGTTCGCCATAATCTAACAAACAACTTACTAATATATCTGTATAATTAGTTCCGCTTAAATGACGTACTTCTGTTTTGTTTCTTACAGGATCTGTATTATTAACACTACGTTCATCTACAACTTTTGTGTATGTTTGATTATATAAAGCAGCATTTGTACCTGTTGAATTTGGTGTCAAATAAGTAATTATACCTGTAGGATCTACGCTAGTACCTCCATTGCCAAAGGCCATTTCATATATAAAACCTTGCCCTTGATTAGCTAAACTTTCTGCTAAGGCAATACTCATATTTTCATAGTGAATTGCATTACGTTTATCAATGTAAACCTTTTGTGATTCAGGATCATATATTTTAATATGTCCTTGAACTAATACTCCACTGTTATCTTGCATTTTATCGCTCATTTTGATTTTCCTATACTGTATTTATTCAGGCAGTTCAGATGTTCCTGCACGTAAGAATCTACCTATACTATTTTCTGATTCTCCTAAAGTTTTGGTTCCTTCATTCCATATTTTACCTTTTCGTCTAATAACAGTGATCTTTACTCCCTCTAAAGGTGGAGTTTTTAAATAGATATTTTGACTCACAGTGTCTAATTGTATATCAGATGGTAAGTTAAAATCACCTTCCGGACTGGTTTGTTCAAAAACAGGCAAATATTTTGTAATATCATTTTTATCTAACCTTTTCCCGCCAACAAATACTTCTATTTCATTTACACTTGCTGTAGGTGTGTTAAGTTTAAAGGTTTGAGTTTGTCCATCACCAATAAAGGTTTGAACAATTGTTTCGTCTCTGTAAGGAATAGTCTTACTTATATTCTGGTCGTAAACTTTAGAATTAACTTCGTGTATTTCTTTTATACCTGTACCTAGTGTGCCTCTACGTAATTGTCTTAGCGTATTTCCTTCTTTTACAAAATATTCTATTCTTTCTCCGTTTATAAACAATATACCTGGGAGGTTTTGTCCTTTATTTGGTTCAGATAATAAACTTCCGTCTTGTACTTCGATGCGTAAATCATAATATGTAAGAGGTTCAGTAAGCACCGTAGCAGGAGCATCTAAACGTTTAAAGTGAGTTCTGTTAAGAATATCTTTAAACTGTCTAAATGCAAATTTGCTTACACTAGTTTCAGCAGTAAAATGTATTATATCTAACACATCATCTTCACTAGGATATTGCGACAGTATTACTTTATCTTTATTATCATTAATATAATAATCAACATCATTTGTAAGTAATGTTCCGTTTTGTATTACCCAAACATACTTGCCGTCTATAGCTGGTTTCCTTAAAGATATTTCTCCAACCGATAGTCTATTGTAGTCTATATAATTTGTTGTACCTGGTGCCATTGTTATTCTTGAAACAACATCATAATTAATTCTTTCAATTTCTAAAATGTCGTGATTACTAAATTGGTAGATTTCTATAGTAGTGCTATCTGCAGGAGGATTGTAAATTCTTACAGTATCTTCTGCGGATAATGTATAATCTCCATCAGTAATAACAAATATTTCTAATACGTCTCCGGGCTGACCGACATCGTCCGCTAACACAACACTACTATTTGCAATATCAAATCTCCATTGTAGTGACTCTACAGTAATACGTTCGCCATTAATATATACAACAATATCACTTGTAAGTAATGATCCTGAAGGCTGTTGGAAAACTTCTAATGCAAATTCTCTTTGTCTGTTTTCTGGAATTGTATATTGTATATTGTATCCAGGAGTCAATATTAAATTACCTACTTTTACAATTAGGTTGTATTGAGACGGTTTACTGTAAAATGGAGCACTACTTAATTGAAAATCTGTAGTTAACCCATCTCCTGTAAACTGATCTTTTTTCAGTTGACTATAGTTTACTACACTATCTCCTGCAAATAGTGCAATATAAACAGCATCATTTAGATTTGGTGCATTATCAAAACTTATAATAAGATTGCTGTCTGTAGAATCTTCTCCAAATGTTACATCTTGCTTAACACCATTAATACTTGCATAAACGGAAATATTTTCTTGTAATCTTACATTAGTTTCAAAATCTCTAGTTTGTCCATCACCTTTGTAATTATAGAAATCAAGGATACTTTGACCTGCTTGCGCTATAGAAACAATACTTAATGATGCTCCGTTAACATAATTAGGTAGTTCTGTAAAAATACTATTCAATATTACTGTATTACTATTCCAGTTAATGCTGTAATCAATTCCTCTTCTTAAAATAAAGTTATTCACTTTTACAAAAACACTATCAATTGTACCAGGAGTAACCCCTAGATCGTACTCACTAATATCTTCATTCACTCGATAATTTTGTACAAATATTTTACCTTGTCCAGATCCTTCTCTAGTAAATACTTTCAAATCTAATGTATCGTATATTTGTCCAGGAACAAGTTCCTCTGGGCCTGCCATTGCAGCTTCAGAAATAAATCCGTCGCCGTCTGTAATAATATCTTCTGCATTTATACCAGTTGCATTGTTATAAGATAAGTCTCCGCCACTTAATTGTGTATCATAACTATTTGTATCAGGTAATACACTTCCATCACTTGTGGTTTTTCTTACAATTAATGTATCACCGTCTAACAATTCAACAGATAATTCTGCTAGATCTATTATATCGGTAACACCGTCTCCGGTTAAAGTTTGCATTTCTGCGTCTTTATTAGTTACTGGTGTAATAGTTCCAAAGTTAGGATCATCTATTCTTACAAAAGGATTAGGATTAGGTAATACTGAACTATATTTTCTTCTATAAACATTATATTCGACACCCGATTCTAACGGAGAACTGAGTTGAACTGCAACAGTTGATTGATCTGCAACAAAGATTTCATCTTCAAAAGTATCGTCAAATTCGTCCCAATAATCGGTATACCATCCTTTAGAATCCCAACCTGACACTCCTGCAAACTCATAACTTCTAACTTCAACACCGCCATAATCTATACCAGTCATTAACTGAGAAAGATCTTTTCCGTACATATCACTCAAAGGATTATATGAATGTAAAATTCTATCTTCGGCACCTAACATACTTAGAGGTATTTGATATTCAATATATATCAAATCATCAGTAGCCGGCGGCGTTGTAAAGTTAATTCTACCTTTTTCTACAGCAAATCCTTTTGAATTATCTACTACATTTTCGTATGTGTATTTGCTTCTAAGTTGTTCGACCTTATTAATATATACTTTTACTTTTGTATTTTCAAGATCCATAGGAAACGGTAGAGTGAAAACTGTATTAATATTTGTTCCTGTAAATGATGCTGTTTTTTGGATAGTATCGTAAGTATATGTTCCAGACAGTCTATCAAATTTAACTCTTATGTGCGGAGATCTAACTTTTCCGTTGCCTAAGACTGCAACTGCTTTGGCTTGAATACTATTTTCCTGTTGAGACCCTTCTATAGTTACCGTAGGAAGACTAGTGTAGCCATTGCCGGGATCTGTAACTATAATTTTAGTTATTTTACCATATCCTAAAACTGCCTTTGCTTTGGCTCCTGAGCCGCCGCCGCCACTGATATTTACAACTGGTGTCCAAGTATAACCTGTACCAGGCTCTGCTACATTTATTTCTTTAATTTGATAACCTAAATTATCTCTCCAATGTTTTCTTGGATATTGAGCAGTGTTAGATTCGTCACCTATTATTATATCTTGGGTGATACTAGCGTTGCTTGACGAAATTCTTCCAATTTCATCGTTAAAATAAGGTGCATTGTCAAAGTCAGTTGTTACACTATTAGTGTTATCTAAATTTTCGTAATTATCAACAAATTCTCTTATGTTTGTGCTATAAGGTTTTACTTCTTTCACATAAGATTCGTAATCTTCTAAATTACTATACTTAAATGTAGGGCTTTGTTCTAATGTACCTAATTTATGTTTAGCTGATATAAAGCTAGTTTTAAACATCCAATCTACACGAGCCTGCTCAGATAAAATATATCTCAAACTTGCAAAAAATAATTGATTATATTCTATTTCAAGATTTGTGGTAAAAATGTAATCTCTAATAGTATCAAATATAATGCGTAATTCTTTAACCGGATTAGTATCATAGAATGAACTATCAAAACTTGTATTATCATAACCAATAGAATTCTTTATAAAATCATAAAGACTAGATTTAAATTCTATAGTTCCGTTTTGTCTGCCAACTGTTGAATAGTTAATTGTATAATCTTCAGTTTGTTCATTGGAAACTTTTTGTAATAGTAGCCAACCTCCGGAACCTACATTGTTTATTTTAACAATATCTCCTATTGAATCATTTATACTAGGTAATTCATAAGAGTTGTCAACACTGTATTTTACATTTGTAAACTGATTGTAACCTTCGTCATACCAATCTATATAATCCCAATACACGCTAACATCATAGGACTGTATAGCAGTTCTAGTCCATTTGTTTAAAGTATTATTCCAATCATAAATTGTCCACTTATTAAATGCTGTATTGTCAGAATTAATTAATACACTAAATTTACGAGTGTTTATGATTGTATTTTCTTTATATCCCGAACCTTGTGCAGTTACAGTTACATCTGTAATTTGTCCTAAATTATTAATAGTAATGTCAAAAGCTGCTCCAGATCCTTCGCCTTCAATATCATAGCTAGGAGGAACTTTATAGCCTCTTCCAGGATTTGTGATTATTATCCTTAATATTTTTCCATTTACTACTACAGGTGTAAGCACTGCAGGTGTAAGTTTGTTGGTACTTACAAATGCTAATTCTTCATATGTATCAATCTCTACATCAAATCTATTACTAATAGTTGTAGGTTTAATTTCATTTTCAAATAATCTAGATAAATTCTTTTCATCTACAATAAGATTTTTTGAACACACATAATTAATTCTTTCTATAGTTTGTTTTAAAGCTTCTACTCTATTGACAAACATACCCTGTCTTGGTCTATTTTGTATACCAATTCTTTTTGCTACAGGAATAGTTATATCAGGAACACGTCTTAGTTGAGTATCTACTCCGATAAGACTGTCTATCCATTTGCGTTCTATATCTGAATTCGGTTTGCTAGTAGGCAACTTATCAGAAATAATTTGATATTGTTTATGCTCGTTTTGAGATTTTCCAGTTTCTTTTTTATATCTAATATTGAGAACCAAATCATCTGAGGTTATTAGTTTATCAAAATTATTTAAGATTAACTTATTATTTCCAATTAAACTTAAAAATCTATAGCCCGATTGTCTAGGTCTTGCAATCAAACCTACCATAGTTAATAGATTTATATTTCTATTTTCTACCCTTGGAACTGTTTGTTTGTTTTCTACCCAGAAATAATATTTGGTGCTGAAAGTTTTACTTACTTCGTTGTATGATAATTTGGCACTATACTTAGCGTCTCCGTAGATAGCTGTACCACTGATACCTAGTTTTATGCCATTGTCAGTATCTGCAAGCTGATTCCATTGACTAGGTAGATAGTCACTTTCTACCCACTCATAAATATCTATTGTTGATCCTGGAAGTAATCTATTCCATTCATTTTTCTGGAATGTTGTAGTTCCTTGATATGCATAACTAAATCTTGCATTAGTAATATTCCACCAAACCTGTCCTACATTTTTGTCAGTCCAAGCTACTTTAGGATCAACATCACTATCTGCTAATGGTCCAACATTATATCTAGCTGGGTCTAAATTAAGTTTATATGTAATTTCTTGATCAACTGTTCCTGCAATTTTACCTTGAATAGGATCAATATAGTCTATGTAAGAAATAATTTCGTTTGTTCTTTTATTATATAGGAATGCTCCATCAATTTTATCTATATCAACTGGAACTTGGCTACTTCTTTTATTAGTCCAAGCAAGTTTATTTTTTGGCTTACGATAGTCAATTACATAACCTCTTTCGTCACCTAAAGGATTTATAGCGTTAGGTACACCCACATAAATGTGATTATTTTTAGCTTTTAAATTTTTTCCAAATTCAAATTGTACCGACGGATATATAAGTTGTTCTGAATATATAAACCCATTACCTAATTTTTCAAATATGTATACTGTGCCTCTGTCTACTTTTTTGTTGGCAAAGGTTGTATAACCGATATCAAATGTTGTTGGCGTTCTAGCATCTGTATCAGAATCTAAAATATAACTATCATCAGAAATTGTATTAACAAATGTATCAAATCTAGTTGGAATATTCATATCTCCGTTTAAACTTGATATAACTAAATTATCTTTGCCAAAACTGATAGTAGAACCAAATTTTTCAACTTCTTCGTTATTTGGCGATCTTAGCACAAACGTTGGATTAGTCACATCATTATTAACAATTCCATAATAACTATTATCGTAATCAAAATTATAAATCCAAACTTCGCCTTGTTCTTCTTTCTCAGTATCAATATATGGGACACTTACTGCTAATGCTGAACCATCTGGAGACAAACTAATACTATCAGCCCATTTATTAGAATCAATATATACTTCCGGAGTAGCATTTGGATTAGGAACTCTAGTACCTACGACATCTTGATTTGTTGTATAATGCAATCCTGCAGGATTAGTGTCTTGATATACTGCTGGTATGTTACTATTATTAGCGTCTTTCAGCCATCTATCATTATCATTATCTTGTAATGTTTGTCCTGATGCCGGTGCTTTAATTATTTGTTTTAACGTATATTTTTTGTTTTCTAAATTATAAACAACAAGAGAAACTTCATAACTACTATCAGATAAAACTTGTCTAGATTTAACTATTAATGTTTCTCCATCTTCACTAACCTCAAAGCTATCTGCAAACTGCTCAATATTTTCATCTGGATCAAAAACTTGCTCTGCAAGATAGTTAAACCCAGATAAATTTGGTAGATAACCTAAATAATCTATTGTTGCAATTTGCTGCTGCCAAGAACTGTTAAGTGAATTTGGTGATACAGCTCCAGCACTAATATTAGTAAGTGCCTTCCAGAATAATCCATCTTGTAATACTATATTTCCTTCTGCATAAGAATATAGATTGTTAAAGGCGCCTCTGTAGTTAGAATCTTTACTACGTCTCCAAGATATTTTATTCCAAAATATCGAATTATTAATTTCATTACTAGAAGATGATATTGTTTTTCTTGCAGCAAAATAGTCATCTTTATAAAGAACTACATCGCCAGTTAGGTATTCAACTCCGAGAAGATAATCTCCTTTAAAAGTTTGATCTTCAAATACACCGTGATTATAAATTTCTATAGCACCAGGATTTTTCCTCCATTCGTATGGATCATTTCTTGCATCTCCTGTAGGTTCATTAGAAATTAATAGTTTATATAAATTATTCTTTTTCGTTATCTTAACATTAGAACCAAACTGTTTATCTTTTCCAGCATATTCAGACGTTAACACTATTTGTAGTTGATATAATCCTGAAACATCTCTTCTATAAATTGTCACGGCTCCTTGGTTTTCAAAACCGCCAGTACCAGTTCTGTCTGCAGGAATATTATAAATTTGAGTGTAGTCTTTATTCAAAGAGTACGGTGCATTTTGCTCTCTATCAATACCAGTTAATGTATCTTCATTATAAAAATAATATTCTTGATCAACTATCGGAATAATATCATCCCAATTATCTACTGCTGGAAATGTTGAATCTGCTTCGATAACTAAAAGTTTTCCAATAAGTGATGTTCCTAATGCTATATCATCATTAATATCTAAAATAGTACCAATAACTTGATCAGGATCTCCAGCACCACGTAAGGTTGGATTAGATAAACGTTTGACTTGGAATCTTCCAATATTTGTTAACTGTGACCAATTGCCTGAAGCAATATCTGTACGTAATTTAACGTAAACTCTTATTCTATTAAAGTTTCTTTGATAATAAACAACTTCGGCTGCACTTGTAGTTGAACTTGTTACAGCTAAACCACCTTGGCCATCTCTAGGTGTTTGTACATCGACTAGAATATCTCCAATTTCTGGTTCAAAAACATTACCTTGGAAGTCAAATTCAGTAAAATCAAATTCAATAAACCCGTCCCACATATCATTAATGCTATGAGTTTTTGTTAAGTCAGATACTTGTAAGCCAGTAGAGCTTATATCATAATCTGGATTATCATAATATTTCATTTCTATAGAAAGATTATTAGGTCCTTCTGATAAAAATCTAGGATACAGTAAATCAGAATATGTTTTAGACAATCTTACTACAAACTTATTACTAGGATACGGACTATTTACTCCTCCATTATCACCATTAAAAGATAAGTGGGTAATAAAACTAGCTTGATTTTTTCTATTAAGGTATGGTCCAATTGTTCCTACAGTATCTTGAATATTACTATAAGCATTAATAGGATGATTTTCCTGTATTTCGGAAATACGTCTCACATCAGAATAAACCAATCCTCTACCTACATCATAGTATCTACTGTTATTACTATATGTAAATGTATCTCCAGAAAAATTAGGAACTACGTGAGTTGGTACAGGGTCTTGGCCGATATCATATGTTTTAAACAACCAGTAACCGCCTACAGAGTCAGTAGTAGAATAAGTATTTTCTTCTGTATAAAAGCCTACAAAATCTTTATTATCAGTAAACATTTCGCCAGTAATTGGAAAGACACCATTTGCATCAGTAATATAAATTACTGCACTATCACCTAGAGTAGCTCTATAATAGACTATTCCTGAACCTGTGTCAGTTTCTATTCTATCACCAACATTAGGAAGTGTTACAAATGTTTCTAAAAAGAAAATGTTATCAATCTTTTGTTGTATAATGTGTTCTTGCGAAATATAAGCAGCACTTAGTTCTGAAATTTCTTCATCAAAAGGAAAATATCTATCTAATGTTGGAAATGCATAACTTCTCGAATTCCAAGATAATGATACTCCGTCACCTACTTGGGTTCCATTATACATATCAGCAGGAGCTCTAACTAAGAAATGATCTACAACACTATTTTCTAAACCAGGATTTCCTGCAACTAAAAGTGTAAGTGTAGTGCTATCTGCATCCTGTTGTTCAGTAATGTTAATGTAAGAGTCAAATGTAGTAAACGGTTGATCTTCGATTTTAGGTAATATTTCTCTATTTGCTTTCCATAAACTTTCTCTATATCTAACTATATCGCCCTTTATGTATGTGCGAGTTGAATCAAATTCTCCTAAAAATCTAGTAGGAACATAGCTTGCGTTTGGAGATCCTACTGCTAAAAATTCGCCGTCTGCAGAAACATCAATTGATTTTCCGAATTGACTATTATATGGATCAAAATACGCAAATGCATTTGTAATTTGTTCCCAATAAGTACTTGCTTCTGTGTCACTAAAAAATGTGCCACTAGTATGATTGTCAATTGCTTTCCAATACGTGCGTGTACTGTCAACATCGTATACAATAACGTTATTTCTTAAATAATCTTTATTCGGTTCCCATACATCGATTGTATCTGGAGGTAAAATTGTTTGATCAATGACAAAACCTTGAACATCATTAGATCTTCTATAATAGTCAACTTTTCCATTTGCATCAGAATAAGATGATATAAACAAATTCTTATTATCACTACTTACTGCAATGCTATCAGAAAATCCTTGCATTTCATTTAAAAAACTATTTGTGTTAATAATTGTTTGATTTGCCTCATAAACACTATTATTTTCTATTACTTTCCAATCGTTGTTTTCAAAATTTTCAACCCAAAAACGTTGTCCTTGATAAACTTTTTGTTGTGCTAATGTATTTGCTGCTTCAATATCTTTTACTCTTACATTGCGTAGTATAGTTACTAAGAAATTTTCATTTGTAAAACTTGAAGGTTGATTGTCAGAAGAAGTTTTAATTGTAATTTTATCAAGATTTGTATTATCAACAATATAAAGTCCATTTAAGTCATATTCTTGAGCTCCTTTAACTCCTATAATATCACCTACTTTTATTATGTCTCCGGGCCATCTATCAATTTTTATTTGCCAAAGTTGATTTCCGTCTGTATCGGTAGTTTCTAAATCAGTAAAATCTATTGCTTTTGCACCTGATTCTATATGTTGATAAACTGCCCAAGGATTTTCTCCTTGTTCAACTACCCAAATATAGGAACCTAAAATAAGCTGATTTACATCTCCTGTAGGCAATTCCGCATTATTTCCTGCTACAAATGCAACATCTTCCTCGTTAACAAAACCACCCGATTTTATAATCTCCGTATCTAGTATTTTTGTAGGGAACGGCTTGTGATCATAATCAGCTGGCTTATCATACATTTGAAATGGTAAAATTCTATAATGACGATCATAGTTTGTGTCTGGTAGAGACGTTACTAATTCTATAGCCTGAGGAGAATCAACAATTTTTTCTTCTTCAAAATTAATTTCTATTTGATTTTTATTATCAACGTTTCCGTATCTACCTACTTGAATTGCCCATTCTTCGTAAAATTCTAATGTGTCTTGGCCCGAATTACCTAAAGAAGAAAATAATTTATCTAGTGCATTCTTTGTGCCTTTATCTTGGATAAATCCTTGATAGAATTTATATTGGCTTACATCATCTTGAATTATATTTGCAAGATATTGTCTTTTTTGGAATCCAGTAAGATGCTTAGCCATTTTTTGTAATTCACTATCAAATCCTGTTGTATCTAAATTATAAAAATCACTAAACTGATCAATTCTGTAGTCAAAATTTGTAATTAGTTCTGATTCTGGTTTTTTGCTTAATCTATACCAATCATTAGAATTAAATTTGTTAGTTCCAGGAATATTATTTGTAGCTACATAATAAAACTGTCTATATTTTACTATACTACCTATAGCGTAATCTTTCCAATTTGTCCAATCTGTAACTTTAGCATCATCATACACAAATCCTGGAATATTTAGGCCTCCGTTCCAATCAGCTGCACGATATCCTGTGACTTTGATTCTTTCTTGTCTGTAACCTGTTGAAGGTTCGAACACCACATCATTGAACACAGTTTTGTTATCAATTACAACTACGTGTTCTTTATGCACAAGAGGTAATGCAGCACTATACAATCCTTCGGTAGTGTCAATGGTTTCTATACCAAAACTATTTTTGTTTCTGAGTAAACTTGTAAATTCTGTAGATAATGGCTCACCGTTAGCTTGCAAAATACTATAAGGATAAAATGCATCATTTATATTATCAACTACAAAATAATCTTGTTTAAAGTTAAAACTATTAGCAGCAGGTGATAATGTAATAACTGTTCCACTTGCCCATCCTTGTGTGGTCCAGAATAAAAATTCTTTACAAATTTGATCCCAGTTGTTAACTAATCCTTCGCCTTCTACATAATTAAACTCAAAACCTATATCTTGTAGTCTTTCACCATAGCCAAGAAGGAAATCTACTACATCTTGCGAGGTTGAAAGTGTTGTACCGTATTGTAAGCTTAGAACTTCAGTTTTATCAAAATTACGTTTAAAACCAGCAGTTTTGCCGCCAACAGTTGGCAGTTCAGGTAACTTGACAAAATTTTGTAAACTAAAACTTTCACCTGACGTATGATCTTTTAAAGCTCTATAAAAATTATTATTATATTCTACTACTGTATCTTTTACATAAAACTTTGCAGATTGCCAGTCTGTAGAAGATTCGGATATACCACCAACTGTTACATTTACTGATTTACTACCTATTCTTGGAGTATAATATTCAAAAAATGGATTCTCGTTATTATATCCTCTAATAGTAAATCCGTTAGCTCTTTTTTCTACAACAACTCCACTATAGGTTGCAATTTTTTGAGGAGAACTAGTATTGAAAATAATTTTATAATTTTCTTGAGGAATATATATTCCTCCTTCCTCTAATTGTTGTTGTGGACTACGGCTATCTAAAACTAAATTTAATTTTGAAGTATCACTAAAACTACCTAATTTAAAGCCTAATTGGTTTTGTATTGACTTTACTTCATTTTGATAATCTTCGTAGATTGTGAGTATATCATTTGCTACTAGATTATATATAAAGTTGATAAAACCAGCAGCCAAAACTCTTTGATTGTCAGCATATGTATTAGGAAATACAATACTGTCTGTTCTAATATGCTTATTGTTATTATATACATACTGTCCTGCAAGATTTTTTGAAATTCTTGATACATCAAACCCTTTACTTAATGTATCCGAAGGTTTATTCAACAACATACTAGATATAACAGCAAATGGATAATCAGAACTTCTTCTCCACGCAGTTTCAACTGGGGCCTCGTCGCCAAAATTGAAATTGTTTGTGCTTTGTCTAAGTACAAAACCTTTTACATAACCGCTTTGTTGTGGCGGCTTTAATTTACCTTTTGAATCAACCGGAATGTGTGAAAGTATTCCAGGTCGGCTATATTGAGTTGTATATCTTGTATTTTCAGGATCAGCAATTTTTCCTGCTTCTATATCTCTCCATAAAATTAAATTATCACTTGTGTATGGGGCGGGACCGTATACTGTATCCCACCATTTTGGTTTACGTTTTATTCCTAGTATTTCCCAAGGCTGCGAATGTGGTTTATCTGTGCCAAACGCTCTTTTGTAGATTCCTCTCCAAAAACCAGGTAAAAGATTTCCGTTAGGATCTAATGCAGTTGAATAGTTAAATGTGAAAGAGTTATTGCGATCATAAAAATAATTATCTGAATAATCAGCGTCAACTAATGTGAGCCATCTTTTAAAGTATTGCAGTAATGAACTATTAATTTCTGCTCTAGAAAAAACGTTATTAGATTTATCATCACCTAAAAACTTATCAACATCTAATCCTGTATTTTCATAGTTTACTTTTATATTATTAAAGATTCTTTTTTCTAATTCTAAAAGTAATTCATCTCTATAATCTAAGTATGCTCTAACATAACTTCCGTCGTGACCTCTAATAAATGGAATACCGGTTGGATAAGAATCTATTTCAACATTATCTTCGCCGCCGTGAACTCCTCCAGTATTTGGCATATAAAGAGTAACATTTAAACCTTTAAATTGGTGTTTGTGTATTTCTCCTGTGCCACCATTTTCAATGTCTGCTGATTTAGCTGCTTGTTGTGTAGTAAACAAAGGATAGAACCATCCTCGCATTTTAGCGTTTTGGAATCCTTCAGAAACTTCGCCATAAACTTTATATTTTTTATCGTCTAACGCATTTTCTGTTTGGTAAGTGTCATCTAAAAGAAGTTCAGGATAGTATTTTGGATACAATCCTAATTTTGTCGGCGTAGGAGCAATGTAAGAACCGTCAGTAGTTTCAAACTCGTATATTTCAATAATATCATCTTCAGTTTGTCCTGCTTCAATTATTACATAACCGTCATTACTGAAACTGTAATCTAATTCTGCTGTAAGTTGAACTCCGTTCAAATATACATTAATAGCTTTTGCTGATAATTCGTCAAGGCTAAATGCGTTGCTTAGAGCATATTGACTTATTCTAGAATCTAATACTTTATATGCTAGTCTATTGTAAGGACCATAACCTAGCATATCTGAAAAGTAAAACGGTTGAGACTTTACTTTATCTTTATTAATTTCTTGTAGAATTTTATCGACGTGCTGCTTTGTTTCTCCGTCATAACCTAAAGATTCAGATGTTTGTAAAAAAATTCTTTTAAATCTATTGTATTCAGTATTCGAATACCTGATAGCTTTTACTAAATTATAATTTTTATTTGTAATGTGATAAAGAGATAAGTTTAACGGACTAGAATGTTTAACAAATCTTTTTCCGTATTTGCTTACATTTCCTATATCTCTAATATTTCCTACTCCAGGAAACGTACCAATAAAATTAGGAATTTCCGGCACCATACTATCTACGTGATCAATTACTTCACCTAGAGTAAATTCACCTATGTCATCGTTCATAGGATTTCTATCTAAATTTATAGGAACTTCATAATATCCTAAATTATTTTTTATAGCACTACTATAGGCTTTAATAATTATTGAATCATTAATAGATAGATCTGTATTAAATCTAATTAATGCTTCTTTGTTGATACGGTTAATTACATAGTCTGTATTTTTAATTTTTAACTTATTATTAACGTATACAATTACTTTTAAATCATTTAAGTCACCGGCATCTTTAAAAACTCTGACAGGAAAATCGTTTGTTTTTTCTAAACTAACGACCCTTTGATCTATTACATACTGCTTGCTATATTGTGGTGTATTAGACCAGCCATTTACATAATTAAACGTAGTTCTATCTTTATATTTTCTTAAAAACGCAGTATCTGTGTTAACAGTTACAATTTGATCATTGTTTTGTACTGTAAACTTGTCAGTTTGTAAATTAAAATCAAATAATATATCACCAGAATTTTCTATAGATCGATACGATAAAGCAAATCCTAATTCTGAATCGATAAATCCATCTTCGTTTTCTTTGTAAGAAAATATTTTTGTACCTTTAAAAGTAGATGAATTAAATACATCCAAATCTCCGTAAGGATTGCCTTGTGGACAACATAAATCAAACATAGGAGGTTGGTTTACTTTATTTTTTTCTTGTGCTACTTTCCAAACGCTGTTTTCATAAAAATACGTTTTACCACTATTTTTGGTTCCATTTTTAACAAATACAGTTTCTAAATCTAAAGGTTGGCTATCTTCAGCTTCTACTAAAGATATTTGTCTTTGATTGTTAATTGTTAGAAATTTTACAATAAAAATTTTACCGTTAACTAATAAATCTGTATCAGCAGTAAAAAGTATTCTCATTCCTTCTGCTAGATTTACACCATCTATATTATATCCTAGCTGACCTTCGATTGTAGAGAAAACGTCAGTTGTAAATGTATCAACTAAGTCAACGTCTGATTTAGCAAAAACTCCGTAATTATAAAGTTTCAATCCGGCTTCAAATTCTAAAATTGGCCTGCGAGCCCTAAAATCTTCATTTAGATTGATAGGAATATTATTAAATTTATAACTTTGTTCTATTACATCTCTATGAAACCATTTATTATATCTAGACCAAGCATTTTTATCTTTACTTGCTCTGTTTATGATAATATAATCTTTATCTGTGGCATATGCACTTGCGTTTGAAAAAGGCAATGCATCAAACTGGTCGGAATCAAAAGGTATAAGAATATCTTGCGTATATCCGGAGGGTATTATAACATCCTTTTCGTTAATTAAAGTTATCTTGTCTCCTACACCTTCAACATACCATTGATCTTGTTCATATATTTTTGGTGTAATATTTCCTTGGAATCTAATTTTCATTCCATTAGAAAGAGTTACGCCGTTAGAACTTGTATAAGTTTTTTTACCTAATATTTCATTTTGTACATCTAGTGAAGTATTTTCTTCTATATCGTAAATTCTAAAAACACCACTTGTGTCAATATCATTTTGTGAAATATAATATAATCTATCTGGGGCATTAAACGGAATAGTAAATTCTATTGTTCCGTTAGAAATATATACAACTGCAACTTCTTCGCCGTCTTCTCCTAGTTTTCTAATACCATCAGGATAAAGAGTAGAAACATTATCTCCTTCAGTAAATGTAACATTTCCACTTTCAGGTAATACAATAAATTCTCCTACATCATAACTTAAATTATTTGCGTCATATAGATTTGCATCAAACAATCCAGAATCTCTAATACCTTCTGTACCAGCAGTAAGTATTGCTGTGCCAGGAGTAAATGTTCTGCTTATAGCTATAGCCATAGGATGATCAGGTGTATTAATTTCAAATCTGTAAGTCTGACCTCTATACAATTTTATAGACGGGTTACGTACAAATCCGTCATTAAATACGTAAGCAACATTATCACCCTGATCTTCTGTTGTAACCGTATATGTACTAACAATATCTTGACTTTGTCCTCTTACAGGAATAGATAATGGTCCGTTAGGCATCCAATAGTATTCACGGAAATTTGCAAATTTATCCCAATCTATGCCTGGATTCCAAGTGTAATATTCAGAACTGTTTAATCTACTATGATTTTTTGTATTTCCGCCAAAGTAATTCAATGTACCAAGATAATCGTTATAATCTTTATAGAAAGTAATGTTTTCTAGATTATCTTTTATAATAGTTGCAGGTTCTAATTGATAAGCTTCTCTTTCTGGAGTGATATCACCTAAATAATTGTCAGAATATTTGTAAGATTTAGCAGTTTTTCTTCCTACATAATCATTAATTTTTTCAGCAACACCGGGTTGGATAAGCTGATCTATTGTTCCTTGTAAAAATTTTCTATTTGCTTCAGAGCGGAAAAATTTAGGTAAAAAGTCACTTGCTGTTCGATTTTTATTTGTATCGTCTGGCAATGAACTTTCGTTATTGTAGTTATCATTATAGGACATTAGTAACTAGTTCCTCCGCTATTATTACTAGTAGTGTTTGTTGTACTTGTTAAACCGCCGGAATTTGTTGTAGTGCTAGAACTACTAGAACTTGCTATGTCAGTTGTTGTGCTTGTAGAAACACTTGTTACAACTTTTCCGCTTGCTTTTATTTCCGTTGCTGTTATTTCATCAATAATTTCTATGTCAGAAACCTTTGCAGCACTTATAAAAATTTCGTCAAATTCTGATTTTATTTCAAATAAACTACCAAAACTTTGATCAGCTTTTTTAGGTACAATTATAATACTTTGTAGTTTTGGACTAAGAGTATTCATAATGTAAGCACTAAGCTCTTGGAAATAAAATGTTTCGCCGAAATCCCAATTTTCTAATTCAAAGAAAGTGTCAATAGCAGAAATAATATCGGCCTTTAGTTCATTTTCGTTTACAACTAAGTCTTTATTTCTAACAATTTTGAAATTTACTTGCAAGTCTTCTTTCGCCTTACTTCCAAACAATACTTTATACTTAACTGGATGATAGACAACTTCGTCGCTTATTGATTTTATTGCATTTATTTCTGATCCGTATGATCTTGTTAAAATATCGTTGCTAGGTGGTAAGGGCATTAATGATAATGCTCCGCTGATATACTTCCTTACATCTATATCATAATTTTTTGTAAGGATATATGTATCAATAATATTACTTGCACTTGGATCAATTCTATAAGAACTATCAGCAACGTGAATATAATGGAATTTTAAGTTTGATCGTCCAACATATGCTTTATAATCTGTATTAATTGTTAAATTACTAGCTGTTTTATCAAGTTGTTTGAAAACTTTTTCTTCTACAAGGTAAAAAACTTGTCTATCTTTATGAGTAGAATATGATCCAATTGCATTCTCATTTGTAACTATTTTTATTTCGCTAGAGGTATTATTAAAAAATTTAAAATCTTCTACGCCATCAGTAGTAGTGTATTTTTTTTGAAAAACTGTTTTATTAGCTACAGTAATATCACTATTATTTTCGTCTACTATTTCATAAAAAAGATCAAGATTATCAACTGCTCCGTCATCATCTAAGTCAAAAAACTGAATTTGTATTTTTCTTGAATCTACATAACCTTCTTTGTCTCTATATGCATCGCTAATACTCCAAACATAATCTTGGCTATAAGAAGATGTTCCGCCTGCTTGTTTGTTAATACTTAAAACTTTGATTTGGTCTCTTACAATTTTTCCTGTTTTAGGATCATATATTTTATCAGCATTATCAAAGAAAAATCTAATCTCATTTTCACTTTCAAAAATGTATCTTTGATTTCTATTTTTTACAGTATACTTTTCTCCATCAGTTTTAAAATATAATAACCAGCTCGAATCTAAATTTTCTCCAGTAGCGTCACCGGCTTTACCTAAAGCAAAATTATTAATAGTATTGATATTTTCATTTAATACTATTTTCCAATCTCTTTCTTCAATATCATATCTTAATGCAAAATCTTTGTAAGCAAATGCTTGATCAATAATTTGTACTTTAGTATCATTATTAAGTATCTTACTAAATTTTGCAACTATTTCTACTAATATACTATCTTCATTTATTACGTCTGTTAATACAATGTCTCCAATGTTATTAAGCACTCCGTCGCCTTCATTTGCAACTGAAAAGACTTTAGTCCATCTAATCATAGAAGCACCAAATTCTTCTGCATTTGTAGTTAATGAGCCATTAGGTAAAAAATATTGTTGCGTACCATTTAGCTTAGGTGCTTGGAATTTTAACATTGATCCTGCTTCTACAAATCTTAAATTATTTGATGTAAAAGTTCCTGTTTTAAACTTCGACTGGCTATCGGCACCGGAAGACAACGTGCCTGTATTTTGGTCTGTTGCTTGATAGCTATTTTTCCAAACAGCATTTAGATCTAATGTAGATATTCTAGGATACTCACTGTAATAAAAATTACGTAAATTTGTAGATTGTATAATACCTTCTATAGTATTATAAATTACTCCCTCAATATCACTTTGTGTTACAAATGTAAATGTAGATGTTGAATCAAAAAACTCTTTATAAATTACACCATCGTCTGCAAATAAACTTGTATTTGAATATTTTCCGCTTGCGTCTATTAAATCAAAATATCTACTGATACCACTTGATATTCTGTTCACTGATTTTGTCTTAATGATATCTTGACTTATAGCTAAAGGTCCTATGTTATAATCTTCAGCCGTTATAAGTCTGTTTTGTGTATAATAAGTTGCAGGTGCATTTTGTTTTATACTTGTATTTGTTTCTGTAGTTGTACTATTAGATACTGTATAATTTAATCTAAATCCTAAAGTTAGTGTTTCAAGATTTCCGTTTCTACCTTGATAAGGGATTTCGATATTTACATTGCCTATGCTTGCAGGTGTTACTACCATATTTGTGTTTGCACTTGTTCTATAAAACACTTTAAAGTTACCTGAAGGTAAGTTTCCAAATACTCCGTCACTGAATACTAAGTTTACTCTATCGCCTATTCTAGTTGTGACTGCAAATACATTTCTTATACCTTCAAACAAGCTGTTGTATATAACATTATTACCTTCTACACTAGATAATTTTGTCCAAGAAGTTGTTTCAAAGCCATTTGAATCTGTATTGTATAACCATATATCATCATTGTTAATATTTTCTGCATCTATAGCAATAATTTGATTAGGAATAGGATTTGAAATTGAAAAATTACCAGTATCTAATTTGCCCTGACGGAAATGCATAAAGAATCCTGTGTTCACACTTGCAGCGCCTTGTCCATCATCTCTAAATAAAAATGCAGGACTAGTTCCTGGAACAGGCGGCTCTTCTATTATAACATCACCTTGTATATCAGTGCTAACTATTTCAAAAACAGTGCTAATACCTTCTATATTTTTTGAAAATGGAAATATTGCACTTGTAGTATTTGTAGCATTGAATCTGTATTTTTGTGTTTGTACACCATCGATGTTTTCGCTTTTTAATGGACTACCTATTGAATTAGTAACAGGCAATGCAGCATTAAGAATCTTAATAAACTGTTCAAAATAATTTGTATTTGTTTGGTCATTCCACTTGATTACTCTTCCAGCTAATTGAGCACCTGTACTGTCAGTAAGATTTTCCGAAGTTTTTACTGTGGCTAATTTCAACAATCCTCTAGAAGGTTGATTTCTACGGGGATTGTAAGAAAGCATACGTGCAAGTCGTAGTATGCTTTCTCTGCGTTCTGCTGTTTCAAGGAAGTTTTCTCTAGCGTTTAAGTCAATACGGAACGATAAGTTTTGCCCAAGGAATGCAATCATATCAATTAGTGCAAGATATTCACTAGATTCAATATAATCGTTAAAATCTTCTGGATAATTTTGACGTAGATAATTAATCATTGTTCTACGTAAATTATCAAAATCATAGCTTTGAAAATCAGCATTTCTAAAACTTTGATATATTTTTTTCCAATCTTCTGCTACAAGTAGTCTGGATTGTCTTTCGCTTGACGACATAGCTTTTTCCTTGTTAAACTTAAAAATATTTATCTGTTATGAAAAAGTGCGTATTTAATTTTTACAGCAAGCCGTTAGCTTGATCAAACTTAAATTTTAAACTTTCAGAAATGTCATACGGAAGATATGTTAGGTTACATTCAATGCTTATACCTTGTTCGTAGGTATCTACAATAACTTCATTAACTTGGAGTCTTTTATCATAATTTACAATATTTGTAACATTTTCTATAATAGCTTCTTGTATAGCAGGAGTAAACGGTTCAAATAGTAGATCCCATATTATACAACCAAACGCAGGATTACTTAATTTTTCCCCTTGACGAATATGAAAGTGGTTAATCAAATCCTGTTTGATTAGTTCAAAATCATATAAACTATATCCCTTTTTGCCTATAGCAAGGGTACTGAACCCTCTGTAAGCTCTGCCTTTTTTAGCAGTCCTTTTAGAGTTAGTAACAGTAACACGTTTATATAAATTTTTTTCTAATTCGCTCATATTGTATTTACCCTTCGTTATTAGGGGTACCGTCACTATTTTGCGGTCCTGGTAAATTTGTTTCATCCTGATCTGAAGGTTCTTCTAGATCGTTTCCTCTTTCTTCGTCAACAATCGGATGTGTTGTTTCGTTATAATTAGATGGGCCTGCAGGTATTGTTCCGTCTCTTGGGAATGTATATGCGCCGCCTTCTTGTGTATGGGCACTGAAGTGCATAGCATCGTCTAAGCTAGTCCAAGCGCCGCCCCAGCCTAATCCGTGTTTATTAGCAATTTCTTTAGTATTTGCTGGCATATCTGTCATAGGTGCGTTAGCAGGTCGTGGATCATAAAAACCATTTGGATATGTATCTCTCACCGGATTAGGCCAATTAATGTCAATCGCTGCACCACTAGCGTGACAACTCCAGGCCCTTCCAGTAATAGTTTCTCTATATGCATATCCGCCTAATTGTTTAATTTCATATCCGGTGGCTTCAAACTCGTCTAAGAAGTCTTGGAAATTCTTCTGGAATACTTCTGCAACTTGGCAACTTAGTCCTGCTCGTCTAGCATAAACTGTAACAAGTTTACCTTGGCCGTTAGGATCAAATTGTGTATCACTACGCTGTGTTGAATTTGGATTTCTGTTTACATTACCGTCTCCAGTTCGACCGTCAAAATCTCCGCCGTTGCCGCCAGATCCAACTACTGTTCTTGATGTTGTATTAACTGCTTTATTTTTGTTAAATGTATCTGGGCTTTCAATACGTGTAGAAGGATTAAGCGGTCCAGGACTTTCTCTATCTGTTTGTTCTTTCTTAAATGATGCTGGATTCATATTTTCGTGATGCATCCAGGGTTCGTGTTGTGGAGCACGAGTTAGTATACTTTCATAAGGAACAGGCTGTTGCGCACCGGGGAACATATATGGCAATACTACTGTTGTAAGTGGAGATATCGGAGCTGCATCTTGAGGATCGGATGCTTCTGTTGCATCAAATGCTGTAAGTGAAACAATAGGATCATCACCTTCAGATGCTGCGCTACTTAATCCACTATTTAAATGTATTTGATCTGCATCTTCTTGTATAACTCCTACTGCTTGAACATTTACATTTGTTGCAGCATTATGATATGAACTTTGTGCAGTAATAACGTGATGCGACCCAGTAGCTTCTTGGTGCATATTTCCGCCACTAATATCTGTCATATTTGCTTCGGTTTCTGTTACAATGTTACCAGTAACTTTAAGGCTTAAATCTCCATCAATATCTCTGTGATCCCATCCGGTTATTTTTCCTTCCATATTACCATTAATACGGAATCTACAATCTCCACTGTCCATTCCTGCGCCAGTGGTTGATAAATTATAACTTGCGGATTTGTCGTATCTTAAACCAGCTGTAAGATCGTGCATATTAACTCCTGCATAACGAAACGTACTTGCACCACTCTTTTGATGCATTGTTCTATCTGCTTTGAGTCTTATGTTTCTATTACTATGTACTTGGTAATCTTGTTTTACTGTGGTTTTCATACCTAAACTTACATTCGTATCAGATTCGCCTACAACTGTAAGTTTATAATCTTTTCCTACGTGTAACTTAGTATTAAACTTGCTTTCTATGTGTACTCTTCCGCTTTCCTTTCCGTCGAAATCTTGTTGACCATCACTCCATCTTGCAGTAGCTGATAAATTAATATTTCTTCCAGCTTCTATATTAAAGTCTCTCTCTGCTGTAAAATTTATATCGTTGTCTGACATTATACTAATACTGTCTTGGGCGTGAATATCAATTTTACCATCTGATGTTAATTCAATCCAAGCTGTTCCGCGGCTGTTCGCTATGTAGATTAGATCTTCTGAATTATGTAAAAGTATCTGATGACCTGTTCTAGTACGCAATCTAATTAATTCATTATGAGGTATAGTTTCGTCGCCGCCAGTTTCGCCATTTAATCTATTAAGATATCTAGGTGGTCCGTCTTCAGCGTGTGTTGCTCTAACAAGTTTATCATTGCCATCGTCCATTACAAAGCTAGATCCGCCTAGTCTATTATACGGGATATTTGCTTTTCTACCAGTAGCACCAACATCTACTCTTGGACTTCCTGCTCTTTTATCTTGGGGACCTGGTGTACTCCAACCAAAAACACCACTAGGTATTTCTCTACGAGCACTAGTTGACGTTGTTCCTCTAGTTTCGTCAAAAATCAAACCTTGGATTTCTAAAACATTTGTAAAATCTTTATTGTAAGGTTTATTAAATAAGTTTGTATCAATAAGCTCGCCTGTTTCTATTTTTTTATTATATTCGCCTACAGGCAACTTTGCACCTTTTAACGGTTGAGGTGTAACTTCAGTGGTCATTGATGTAGATGCTCTTCCATCAGGAACCATAAAGTTCATATAATCATCTTGAATACAACCTATCCAATATCCAAAATTTGTATTTCCTTCTGCAAATATTACAAGAACTTTAGTGCCTATATCCGGAGGAACAGCCCAAAATCCATAACTTTTTTGAGAATATTGATATCCGTCTTGTTCTTGTAACCCGAACACAGGTGTTACTCCGTAGAATGGACTAAGATATTTTACGTTTAATAATTGTCCACTACGTTCAGGGGTGCCGCCGGCACCTGTATAACGTAAAATTTCTACTTCTAATGTACCCATCATTTTAGTATCAAGATGGTTTGTTACAATAGCTTCGTAAGGTCCACTATCATAAACTCCGGTAAGTTCTGCTGTAGTTCTTGTATAATTTCCTGACATTTTTTATCCTACTCCTACTCCGCTACTATCTGTCCAAGAAGAACCTGCAATCGAAGTAGTAGTACTTTGTGTTATTGGCTCTGGACACGGTTGTTGTGTCGGTGGTGGAGGTGGTGGAGGTGGAGCTCGACCTTCTAAAACTTGATTTTGTTCTTCTGGCGTAGGTATACTTCTTTGATCTGTTCCTCTAGGATCTGCTGCATCTGGATCAATATTATCTTCTACAGGAGCTCCTTCACCTCCAAACGCTTCTAATGGATCTGTTGTATCACTTGGTGCAGGAGCACTTTCAGGAATTTGATCTCTGCCTCTAGGATCAGTTAGGTCTGAATCTGTTCCGGGAGGAACTACACCTGTATTAGTTACAGCAACATTTGACGGACCTACATTTGTTTCAACGTGGGGTGTTGCTGCTGCTGCTCCGGTGCCGTGAACTAATAAGTCTTTTACTTTTGTTCCGGTCCTAAAATCATATCTATCATCTAAAGGATCAGTAGGTTCGTATACATAAACAGCTACTCCGCCAGGAAGTGAAGTTCTTCCTATTGGCTGAGATCCAGGACGTCCTGTACCAGAGAC